GGAAGTATGTCATCAATTGCTATCTTGGCGAGGTCATCGGCATAGTCGTCAAGTCCGAGTCCACCCTCGTAACTCGTGTAGGGATCGTAAGAGTCGTATCTTGAGCCCCTGCCGCGCGAAGAAAAGGCATCGGCATCCTGATTCTCCAGGAAATCCGTCAATCTGCTTGTTGGCAACTCATCCTCATCCGGAACGAACGGAGTCTCGTAATCGTTGGTTGCTTCGAGTTCCCTATACCGTTCATCGTGGGATCTGACCAATCCGTCCATTAGTTCTTCTAAATCTTGTCGTATCCCTATGAAATCATCTATGTTCTTGGCTGAATCAATTCGCTCCTGCATTCCATTCAGCAACTCTCGTTCTTCGTCGAATACGAACATGTCGTGTTCAAGTTCATAGGTCTCATAGTTGCTTTCGCCCTCGCTCACGCCACCGACGAAGTCCTCGACTCCATCAAAAATGAAAGTCCAATCCTCCCTCATTGCTTCAATGTATTCCTCGTCCGATTCATAATCGCGTCGAGTTGCATACGAACCACGACTGACTCGTTTGGCCACATTTGCCGCCTCTGCCTCAGCGAGCGCCGCGGCCTTCATCGCTGCTTCTGCGACATTTTTATCTTTCCTGAAACGACCGAGTGCTTCATCCGCTTCGTCTATCGCAAAATCGTACTGCTCAATAATTCCGAAATCATCCTCATCGGCGAAGAGATCATCTGGATATCGAAATTTCTTGGGATCGAGTCCGGCCGCCCGAATCATCTCGAGGGCCGCTTGATTGCGGGCATCTATCAGGTTCTTGCGGTATTCCTGCAGCTCGTCGGGATTCATTCGGCCGACGTACGATTCGGGCTCTTTGAGAGAGTTGAATTCTCTTTCCATGTCTCGGGTGCTACGGCGACTACCGCGAGAGGCGAGGCCAAATTCTCTGTTCCTTTCATCCGATCCGAGGCCGTACACGCGCTTGTCGTAGTCGGTCATCCCCCTGCCATCGCCGCGCAGGCTCGGGCCTTCGTCCTTCATTATGTTGTGTCCTTGGCGACCCGCATACGAACGAGCACGGATGTACCCGCGCTTCCTGTTTGCGGCACTCGGCCTGCCCGGCGATGCCGAGGAGGTCAGGAGTATCTCGTTGGCATGGAGCAACTCGCCAGTATCGGCATCCCGCACCGTTATGGTGTCGTAACCCCTGTTCTTTCCCTTGCGCGGACCCTTGGTGTACTTGCCCATCGGTGAGCCGGCGGCATCGCGCAAGGCATCCACGGAGATTTTTTTGCCCTCTGCCTCGATGATTTCGTCGAGCGTTCCCTGCTCCATCTCAATGACGACGTTGCGGTTGCGAACTCGCTTACCGCCGCGAGGCGGCTTGGTGGTGGCCACCTTCGGCATCGCCACCGGTGCCGGATCCGCCATTCGCGACTCGCGGACAGCTCGTTCTGCCTCCGAGGGCGTCGCAGCAGGTAGTTCCCCCTTGCGAACGTCGTGGGTTCGCTTGATATCGTTGATTGCTCGACCCTTGCTCGGAGCAGAGCGAACGGCATTCGCCTCCTCGCGCGTCACGCCAGAGTAGATGTAACCCCTCCCGCCCGAATAGACGACGAAGAGCTCCTCTTTGCTCGGGTCGTAGTGAACCTTCTCGACGGCCTTCGAACCACGGACATCAAACTCCTCAATTCCGCCATCGTCGGCGTTGTCCCACTCGCTGTCCTTGCGGTACGGATGCGTCCGCTTGATGTCGTTAATGGCTCGACCCTTGCTCGGGGACCGCTTGAAATCGTAGAATGTGTCCTTGTCAACGCCTTCGTAAATGTAGGTTCCGCCGCCCTTGTAGGTGGCCCTCAGTTCTTGCGTGGACGGGTTGTAATCGACGGCATCAAGCGCCGATGAGCCGGTGACATCGACGGATTCGACACCCGGGGCATCGCCCGACATGTCAAGTTCGCGTCGTGCTTCGTCAAGTTCGCGCTCAACCCTTCGCTCGTCATCGTCATTGATGTCCCTGTCCTTGAGACGACGCATCACCGATTTGTAGACGTCCTCGGGCGAATCCAACAGTTCACGATCCCTCTCCATCCATTCGCCGGGGGTCTCTCTGTCGCCCATATCCCACACTTGCGTCGAGACAAAGTACGCATTCCTCTTCGGGTCAAATTCGACCCTGAATGCCGATTCATTTTCCCTGAGCCCGACCATCAGCGCCAACGGCTCTTCTTCCATTTCTGCCAGCGCACGACGTCCGGGCAAGGGCGAGGGAGCACCGTCCGTGAATTTGGCCATGACATCCTTGAGTTTCTTCTCAACGAACCTGGCCTCGGTGCGGCTTACTTCGGCGGCATCGGTGTCTGCCAGGCCGATGATTTCATCGGGCGTGGCCGTGCGAACGCCCTTGCGACGCTTGATGTCGTTTATCGCCCTGCCGACGCTCTCGGCATTCTCGACGCCAATAGCCTCGTCCATGCTGACGCCCTCGTAGACGTACATTTGACTGCGACCGCCATCGCGCTTGTAGGCGACGTACAGACTCTCGCTGTCAGGGTCGTAGGACACATAATCGACTGCCCCGCTCGGCTTGACACCGAGTCTTCTCGTCCGCCTGCCGACCGATTCAAACCCGCCCTCGGGTTTCCCGAACTGCGCGCGTCTCCGCATGTGGGCATCGGACATGCTCGCGTATGCCTCTTCGGCGTAGTTGAGCAAGTCCAGGTCTGGGCGAGAATTCAGTCGTGACCCGTTCATCACATCGGCGAGGCTATGACCGAGTTCGTTCTGGTTGATGAATTCGTCAAGCAGGGAGTTGGCAAAATCAATCTGCTCGTCCGCCGTCAGGCTGTACCAGTCGGTGTTCCTGCCGAGTACTCGCAACTGCGTCTCTTCAATCCAGTCTCGGTCTTGGAAATTCGGCTCCATTCCGAGTTTCTTGCGTTCTCCGCCGCGCGAGGCGAGACCATCCGGCCTTGCCACGTCCTGAATGCGCTCATCCCTGCCGAAGAAGTTGAACTGATCATCGTCGGTTGCCTTGCGAGCCTTCTTCAGTTTCTTCAGCGCATTGATGTGCTTGCCCTTGCTCCTGGCGGCCGCAAGTTCCCCGACTTCCTCCATGCTGACGTCCGAATAGACGTACCAGCCGATGTCGCGGGAGTCCTCGTAGAATTCTCTTGCTCTGTCGTCCAGCTGGGTGTCGCTGAGCGGTGCCTCAAATCCACCCTTACCGCGCCTTGCGGATCGATATCTCTCAATTGCGCTCTCGCGCTCGTTGTCACTCAGGTCATCCCATGGCTTGCCCTTCAGGAATCCGACCATGAGTTCACGGCTGTTGTCGTCGTAGAGAACTCCGCCGAGGGCCGATGAGTACGGCGTGCGGACCCGATGCAGTGATGAGAATCCTTCGCTCGCAGAGATCGGTACGTCGACCTCGTCCGGCGCATCCACGTCGGGTGCCTTCTTGCCGGTGTCAATGCCGCCGAACAACCTGCGCAGATTCGGCGATTTCTCGAGCATGAAGTTGACGGCCGCCTGAGATTCCTTGAATGCCCTGTTCAGTGCGTCTGGGTCATCTTTGAGGAGTTGAATCCAGCCCTTGATGTACGGGGCGTGATCCTGACGGAAAGGCGCCTCAATGCCGTGCGCCGCCAACACCATCGCAGAACCTATCTCGGCCACGAGCTCCTCATAGGCCCTGATTTTCCTGTCCCTCGAATAATCCTTCACGCTTGCCCTGTCAAGGCGCGATTTGTGACCCGTCCAGTGCACTGCTTCGTGTGCGAGCGTGGAAGTCCACTCAAGAGCACTCGTCCCCTTGGCGAATTCCGGCATCGATATGTAGTCGCCGTCAGGGTTGTAGTGGGGCGTCATGTTCTCCGTCTTGACGGTGGCGCCGAGCTCCTTTATCGTCTCATCAAGAATGGTGATTCTCTCGGATTCCGGCAAATCGGCGGCGATTGCCCTCAGCTTTTCGTCGCCACCGTCCGTCTGGTCAATGTTGAAGACCGTCGCTCCGCGGAATACGACGTACTCCTCGATTTCTCCGTCCGCATTCTTCCTCTTCACGAGTTGTGGACGAATTATCGGCGTCCCCTTCTCGCCCTTGCGAACTTGCGCACCACGAGCCTTGAGCTGGTTGAAGCCGGCGAACCTCCCAGTCTTGTAATTTTTATCGTCCCTCGCCAACATCAACAACCAGGCATTAATCCCTTTGTATGGCTTGCCAGTCGTCGGGTTTATCGGCAACGAATCGTTGCGCCACGAAGGCCTCCATGTTGCGGGGTCGGCAGTCTCGAGTTCTGCCAAGAGCCTTTCCCTGACCCCGCCCACGAGTTCATCGAGCTTGGACTGTTTTACTTGCTCGTCGTTGCCGCGGCTTGCGAATCCGAACGGCTCGTCCCAACCGCTTTCGTCGTCTTCTGGGACATCAAAACCCCACATCTTGTCGTACTTGTCAAGAAGCGCACCGAAACGTTCTTTGGCCTCGGCATCCTCCGGCCTGGAGCCGAATTCCCCCCTGCCACGAGAGAGAAGACCGCGCTCTTCGCGCAATTTCTCCACCCGGCTTCTTGTCTCATCAAAGTCGCCAGCCATGTAATCGGCAATCAATTTGTCAATTAACTTCTGGCGCTCTTCGCCCCTCGGCATCTTCTCGAGTCTGGCCCAGTCGTCCGGGTCGACCATTGCTCGGTCAATAGTCTGACCATCGCTGGATTGCCAACCGAGTTCGTTGTACTCCCTGACGCGACGGTTTATCTCTCGGTTTCTCTCTCGTCTTTCTCGTAGTCTTTCTCGCATTGAGCCACGAGATCCAAAGCCGCTGTAACGAGAAATCGTGCCGACGCTGACGATTCGGTCCATGTTGTCAAGGATCGATTGGTCGTCATCCAGATCCGGGAACTGATCGAGAGCGTCATCCCTTTGTGCTTGCGTCAGTTGCGACCAGCGGACGTACTTTTCTTCATCTTTCGGGTCAAAATCAATCAGCGAAAGGTTGCCTCGGCGGAATTGGTCTGCTTGCTTCTTTACGGCAGCCCGTTGAGCAGCGCGCTCTTTCCTGATTTTGGCATTGCGACTGTCGCGAGCCTTGAGCAAGGCGTCTACATAATCGCCGACCTTGGGGTCATCATCAAAATCGGGCGACAGCAAGGCCCTCTTTTCCTCGTCACTCAACTGCTCCCAACTGTCAATGGCGTTCCGGGCCTTTTCCTTGGATGAATTGGACGGCTCGCGTCCGCCTCGCCAACCATCGCGGCGAGCAACCTCCAGCATTATCTCGGTGTTGCTGAACGGCCTCTCTCCGGCAGATGCAAATCCATCTCCTACATCACCGTACTTCTCGATGTAGCCCTCTAGTGCCCGGTCAAGCGCCGCATCTGCCTGATCGTCAAGGGCGCGTTCTTTTTGTCGTTCGGCATCGCGATCCTTGATGCGCCTTGCCTTGACCTTGTCGTACATCTCCTCGGCATGCTCCATGACCTCATCGGCGTAATCGCCGCCTTCCATGAGATCGACGATTCCATCGTCTCCTCGGTCAGAGAACCTGTCGTACATGTAGTCGTATTCGACCTCCTCGAACATTTCCTGTTTCTCATCGTCCGAGAGGTCGTTCCAGTCTCGATACTCGTCGGTGTTCTGGTTCAGGCGGTCAAACACCTCGCCGACGGATCTCAGACCTTCTGACTCCGTTCTTTTCGGCCTGGCAGGAGCACTTTCCGTTACGTCCTCGGGCACCAAATCACGGTTCGGTGCTTCTCGCTTTGCGGGCGGGGTGAAGTCCTGTCCGAATGTCTCTGCATACGAGGCGCGTCGCTGGAACTCGTGCGAAACCTTCAGAAGCTCCTCGTCGACCCTCTGCTTCTCGGCGCCGGTCGCCTGCCTGCGAGCATTGACGAGCCTGTTTCCCTCTTTGGTGAGGTCGGCCTCGGACATGTCCCAGTACTTGGCGAGACCCGGGTTGTCGGGGCGCCTGTTGGCGAGAAATGCGACATCATCTCGCGTCTCTGGCTCTATGACCGACGCAAGCAGTGCTTCTTGGCGCTGTGCCTTCGTCCAAGAATTCTTGTCCTTCGGGAGCTTCGGAGCGCTGCGAGGCTTGTCAAGCAGGGCATCGCCGTTGCGTTTGTTGCCCCGAACATCGGGGAGATTGAAACCCGGCTTCTTGATGGGTATGTACGGGCGCATGAACGCACTGCCGTCCTGGACGAAGCCGTCACCGTCACCGTCAAGGGCGTACGGGTTGAATGTTTGGGCAAGGTCACGAATCCTGCCGATTGCCTGTCCGATGTTTCCGCCAAACTGGCCGATTGTCGAGCCGAGTGCTTTTACGGCATTTTGCAGGGCGCCGAGTGCGCTTGCAGTCATCAACCCATCGATGATGATTCCCTTCGTGCTGGGTCTGGCGACAAGTTTGTGGTGCCTGACCACTGGGGCAATGAAATCCCTCGCATACGCCAAGTATGACTGGGGCAACTCAATGAGGTGCGACACATCCGATTTGCCCCACGACGGTCGACCGACTTCTTCTCCGGCAAACAACATTGCCATTTCGACCTGATCATCGGTGCGGTATGCAATGCCACCATTTGGAACGACCACCGGCGTGTCCGGCTTTTGCTGCACGTTCTGCATCGGCCCAAGTGCAGGATTGGTGGCTGCGTATGGTTCGGGCTTGCCGAACATGTAGGCAGTACCCTCTCTGTGGTACGGAAGCCTGTACATCGATACTTTGCCATCGGCAGTAGTTCGCCTGAACACGGTGCTGTTTTCCGTGGCACTCATGATCTCAATCGTGGATTCGGTGCGCGCGGCGAGTTCTGCTTGGAGCGACATTTTTTCCGGCTGACTGAGTTCTCGCGCCATGCCCTCGTCGAATGGATTGCCTTCGCTCCCATTGTCATCCTCTTCCCGTGGGGCGGCAATGACGACTATGCGTGGCATCTCGGACATCATCGGCATCCCCGTGCCCGACACGGGCACCATCGGTATGTGTGCCTTCCCCTCACCCTTGATGGAAATGGTCCCCGTCAATTGGTTGGCACCATGCAACACCGGCGACACTTCGTAGAGTTCGACTTCCTTGAGGATGTTTGCCTGCAGATTTTGGTCAAACACCGAATCAATTGTCTTGTAGCCGATTGACCACTCTTGCTCCTCGCCGAAAAAAGCGACATTGGCGAAGGCCTCCTTGCCCTTCTCTGAGTTCAGGTTGAACTGCACCTTCGCATACAGGCCGCCGATTCCGGCATTGCGCATCTTTGCAGGAAGGCGCGAATCGCCGACTGGGACTTCGTACATCTCCAAGACTTTGCCAATCGGGTCATTCCACGAATGACCCCAGACGACACGCGGCTTCCTCTTGGTGAGACTTTTGGCGAATGCCCCACTGATGACGACATCGCCAACCGAATCCTTGTTGCCTATGCCGGCAACGAAGCACTCGACTATCCCCTTGGCTTCGTCAATGTTGATTTGTCCGCTGTTGCCTGACTTGAAGAGAAGGTCGTCCATCATCCTGCCTTGTCGGTGTTGCGCCAAGCAATGATAAACCAACGTTTGTATGGCCCAACGCAACTACTACAATCAATTTAGCAATTGAATGTCTAATTGCTAAATTGATTCCATAGCGATGATGCGACGTGTTGGGACAAGACGAAGCGATCTTTGGCATCGAGTTGGGCATACCCCTCAATGAGCGACTCCCTGAACACGGCAGAGCGGGCATTCTCGCCAGTCGTTGCGACGGCAGACTTGATTGCCGTGCCTATGTCCCTTCCGATTTGTTCGTTCAAATCCTGTAGTTGGACGAGGCTGGCATCGGCCGCCCTTGCCATGTCTTGCTTTGTCGGTTTCGGGAGATCATTTGACGTTGCCGCATCCTGAATTATGGCAAAAAGGACGGGACGAACATCGTCCTCAAGTTGCTTGACCCACACATCCTTGTTGAATATTGACGAGACCTCGAGTGTCCCAGAAAACAGAGCTTTGCGAGATTTTGCCCCGAACGACTTCTCCATGACCACTCGTTGCTGGCGCTCAATGACGCGCTCAAGTGAACGACCGAGTATTTCTGCCCATCGCTCGATTGCTCGTTCGGTGTCGGCGGCCTTCGATTCCACCGGGCTTTGGCCGGCGGGGGCGGCTTCCGTGGTTGCGAGTGGGACGTCTGGGGCGCCAGCCGGATTGGCCGCCTGCATGGCCGCCGCAATCGCGCCGGCCATCGTGTCGGGTTCTGGGCCGGCAGGTGCTTGCGGCGCAGGTGCTTCGCCTCCGGGCATGCCCGGCATTCCTGGCGGTGGGGCACCAGTCTCCATCCCCGGAACGGCACCCTGAGGCGGCCCGCCCGGCATCATCATTGGCGGCGATTCCATCTTTTTCTTCGTGTTGCCAATGGGCGTGAGGTTCGGGTTCATTAGCAACGAGTCGGCGAGATCGGACTCAATCACCTTGCGTCCGCTTCCCGTCCTGTACTCGTTGAGACTTATGAGACCGCGAGAGAACTCATCACTCAAATAGCGCTCTCGTTCTTGTTTGTAGAGCATGAGGACGGGGACCTCGCTCGTGTCAAAGTCGACGTAGTTGATTTCATCCAGCTCGTCGAGTGCGCGCGCAATTGGCTCCAGGTGCGGGAGCATTGTCTCCGTCCAGAACACTCGTATTTCTTCCGCGGCATTGGAGAAAGTACGACCAGAAGCATTGCCGATGACGGATTCTGGGACGCCGAAAGATGCCAGAATTTCTTCTTTGGTTATCTGTCTCATCTGTATGTAGGCGGCATCTCTCGGGGATGCGCCGACATCGACGTACTCGGCGCCATCGTCCGAGGCGAGGACGGTTGTCTGTCCCGCGCGCGACAGGTTGCCCCTGAAGCGACTCTTGAGTTCTTCTTTGTCCTCGTCGTCAAGCATTCCGCGCACGACAAGCAGGCCGCCTGGCCTGCCGTCGTTCATCAGGAAATTTCTGTTGTAGAGCTTGGCAAAATTCTCTATCTCAATTGCTATGCCAGCGGCTTCCATCGGCGTCAGCGAAAGATACGGGTCAAGTGGGTGTGGCCTGCGAATCCACACGACATCTTCCGGCTTGAGGATCGTTGTCTGCCCGTGCGGAAGCGACACCTCAAAGCCGGAAACAAATTTCTTCGGATCCGGTATCGGGGCAGTCGCCTGCGGCGGGAGAAGATTCAACCCGATAATGCTCCCGTCTCGCCCCCTCACCTTCTCCATGAACGCACCCCTCGTGCCGAGAAGCAACTGAGCGGAGAGTCTGTACCTGAAAATAAATGCGTTCTCGCCAATGTTCGATTTGGTGTTCAAGACCTCCACGAGCGGGGACTTTGCCATCTTCTTGGACGACACAATTTCGCCCGTGGGCGAATTGTCCTTGCGCAGGATTATCGGGAGACGAGCCTGATTTCCGGCAATGACATCGATACACCTCGAAACCCAGGTGACTCTCTGCATGCCCTCTCGATATGCACGCTCAATGTCCCATGAATCCTTGTACGACCGTCCGGCCATTCCCATTGTCTGGGCAATGGGGGCGCCCGGACCTATCGCGGCCTTGGCCGATTGGGCGGATGCCGCTTTGTTCTTTGATGAGTTCCAGGCCATTTACTACTCGAGTCCAAGCAACAGTCCGACCGCACCACAACCGATGCCGGCGACAATTAGGCCAGCCGGAAGAAAAATCAACCCAGCACCGACTGCAGTCAGAAGTACGAATGAAGCCATTAGAATGTTAGCAACATTTGAACGGTCGGTAAGAAACACTCGAAGTTTGTTCATGCCCACCCCTGTTTGCTTTTATACTTATTTTACGACACGAGCAAGCATAGTTGATACAGGAATTGCGAATGGCAGACTGGCAAAAAATCATTGATTATCTGGAGCCGAAATCTCCTCTGTACTGCCCCGAGAGAGCATCGTTCACGCAGAAGGTCTTTCTGAGGTGTTATTCGCTGGAAGCCCTGTTCGGGGGGGCCGCCGGCGGTGGCAAAAGTTCGGCATTGCTGATGGCCGCACTTCAGTACGTCGACATACCCCAATACTCGGCAATCCTGTTCAGGCGCACATTTGCCGACCTGTCTCTCCCGGGCGCACTCATGGACCGCTTCAAAACATGGATTGCCACCCACGAAGATGTCCACTGGAACAACAACAGCTTCATTGCCACCTTCCCGTCCGGGGCGAGAGTGTCGTTCGGTTATCTCAACAATGCCGGCGATTACCTGAGGTACAAGGGTTCCGAGTTTCAGTTCATCGGGATGGACGAGGTGACGGAAATCAGGGAATCGGATTATCGCTATCTGTTCTCCCGACTTCGTCGCCCCGTGAGCGGGCCCCTGTCCGAGGTTCCCCTTCGCATGAGGGCGGCATCAAACCCGGCACCCAATTGGGTCAGGCAACGATTCATAGTCGAGGGAAAGAGCGAAAAACGAATATTCGTTCCTTCCCGACTGACTGACAACCCCGGCATTGATGCGGTCTCGTATCGGCGCTCACTCCAAGCGCTCGACCCCCTCGAGCGACGCAGATTGGAGGAGGGTGACTGGTGGGCGACCACTCTCGGGTCAATGTTTGACCGCACCTCATTCGTGGTCGTTGATCAGAGCGAGATACCAATGGTGAGCAGTTCTGCCAGGGCAGTAAGGTTCTGGGATTTGGCCGCCACCGAGCCCAACTCAAACAACCCGGATCCCGACTGGACGGTCGGCACGCTCATGCTGTTCGACAAGGGAATTGCCTACATCTTGGACGTGAAGCGAGCAAGGGTCAAGGGGGAGAAGGTCGAACAATTGGTTCAACAGACTGCCAACGAGGATGGGCCGAGCGTGGCAATCAGAATGGAGCAAGAGCCAGGCTCGTCTGGGAAGGCCCTGATTGACCAATACGCCAGATACGTGGTCCCGGGGCGCGACTTCATCGGCATTCGATCCACCGGCGACAAGGTGACCAGGGCCCGCCCGTTCGCCGCGGCGGCGGCCAACGGAAACATCAGGTTGCTTCGCAGTGCCTGGCTGACCGAATGGTTGGACGAAATGTCCGCCTTCCCCGAGGCCGCAAGCCACGATGACCAGGTTGACTCGGCTACTGGTGCCTTTGGCTACCTGACCGGATTGGGGTTGCCACAGCGCAAAAGAGCCACTATCATCATCTGACGCAAGTTCTATTAATACGCCAAATACTACGAGGATCATGAACACAACACCACGCATCGCCGACCTGCTGTTCGGCGACTTTTCCGAACGTCTCGCCAATCTTGAGGGACAACTTCAGGATTACCTGGCAGGTCAGCCGCCACAAGAGGAGGCCTGCGAAGTGCTTGCGGCATTCAATCGCGCAAAAGCCGAAGTAAAACTGACCTACGACTCTTTCGCCCTCAGAATCGGCGCGATGATGAAAGATGACAAGGTACTCCTCTCTGGCGGCGGCGAGGTTGAGCGCAACTACTCCACCAAGCGAACGAAGTGGCAACACAAGGATTTGGCGAGCGTGGTCGCCCAGAAGCTCCACAAAATGTCAATTGACATGGACACCGGCGAGGTGAAGGTCGACCCAGAGGAGATGGCGAAAGCGATGCTGAACTACGTCCAGCCGTCGTACTGGAAGGTCACCCAACTCGAGAAAATCGGCATCAATCCCGACAATTACTGCGAGTCCGGCGACTCGCGCATGAGCGTAATAGTAAGACAATCAAACGGAGGCACGAGCGATGAGTGAAGTGGACAAGACCGAGAAAACTGAATGGAGAGACCCCTACGGCCCTCTTTCCGAACCCTTCCCGCAGGAAATGGAACGGACGATAAACAAGGGCGGGACCAACCTCACCTACATTCCGGTCAGCGAAGTCATCAACAGACTGAACAAGGTCCTGGGCGTCGAGAACTGGTCATTCACCGTCACTCGTTGCGAGCGAGACGCGATTGACCCAGATTTCGTCGTCGCCCACGTTCGGCTCGAGTACTTCGTCAACGATTTCCGCTCAATTGCCCGCGATGGAATCGGTGGTCAAAAAATCAAGCGCACCAAGCAGGGGGGCATCGTGGATCTCGGCGATGAGTTCAAGGGCGCCATTTCCGATGCCCTCAAGAAGGCCGCCCAGACGCTTGGCGTCGGCCTCTACCTCGCCCGAAGCGATGAAGCCATCGAGGTCGAGCAGGCAATGGCCGCCCCCGTCGATGAGTCCGTCCAAGCATGGGAGAGCTTCGTCAGCGTGAGCAAGGGTCTGGACGAATCCAAACGAGCACTGCTCAACGAGTTCTGGGCGAACCTCTCCAACAATGCGCCAAAGCCGCGCAAGCCGAGCGATGTGAGCCTTGATCAACTTCAGGAACTGCAGGCAGAGGCAGTAAGGCTGAGCTTCCTGAAGTAGTATAGTAAGGTTGCTCAGTGACCACTGAACAGCCATCGGATCCTAGGATGCCACAATACCTTTCGGCATCATCAATATTGACCTGGGAGCAGTGCCCCCAGAGGTACAAGTACAGTCGCATAGACCAGCTCCCGGAACCCGAGAATCAAAGCCAACTCATGGGTACATTCGTCCACGAGGTTTTGGAGCAGGTTTACACGCTTCCCGCCGAGCAACGCACGGTGGGCAACGCCCAGCAAGTATCTCGCGTCGCATGGGCTCGGGGTTGGGTGGAAAGACTCGCAGGAATGAACATGACGGAAGCAGAGATGCGCGAGTTCAGGTGGAAATCTTGGTGGTGCATCGAGAACCTCTGGACGGTCGAGGATCCAACCAAAGTTCTCCCGATTGGATTGGAATCCGAATACAACACGGAGGTCATACCGGGCATAAATATCAAGGGTTTTGTCGACCGAATCAGCGAAGTCGGGGATGGGGCAAAGATAACCGATTACAAAACCGGCAAATTCCCGAAACCAGCATACATGGATCAGAAGTGGTTCCAGCTACTCCTCTACAAGTTGGTGGTTGAGCGGACCATTGGGAAATCGGTGAATGAAGTTCAACTCATCTACCTGAAGGATGGAAAAGCCCTGGGTAGGACGACCACGCCGGAAGATGATGTCGCAACGCTCGCCCGAGTGGCAAAGACCCATTCCGAGATACAGGTCGCGCTTCGCACGGGGGAATTCGAGACGAAGGTGTCTCGGTTGTGCGACTGGTGTCATTACAAGAAAATCTGCCCAGCATGGGGTGCACGGAGGAAATAGGCGTGTCCAACATAGACAATCAGACATTCGCAAAAATGGTCGCCGAAGAGGTGAAGAACAAACTCTCACCCAATCAGCGGCGCGTGCTTTTGGAAAAAGAGAACTGGGAGCGATGGCGACTCAACCTCGTCGCACTCTTGGAGAACCTCGATGCTCAGACGGCAGCGGCCGAGAGGTCGCGAATCGCCGACATCAAGCGATACGAGTCGTTCGGGAATGAGGGGCTCTCATTGCTGGAACAGGCCAATGCCTCGTACGATTCGCGGGTCCAAAAGATTGCGCGGTTCAGGTTCCATGTCGAGCGACGATTGAACGAAATTGCCACAATGATTGACACGGGCGAGATTTCGGAAAACAACGGTTGGCAGAATGTCGAATTCCTGAAGCGCGGGATAGCCAGGCACCGCGCCCTGCTGAAGGAGTACGACCTTGAGGAAACCGTCATTGACCGAGCACTCTGGTCGTTGCTGGATGATCGGTGGGAGTTTGACGGCATCAAATCCGTTGACATCGTATGAAACGGAATCAAATCCCGAAGCAAAAAACACCCCGCAAGCGCGGCGGTCGAATCGCATCGAGAAGCAAAAAGATGGAATTGAAATACGTCGGGCGCCGGAAATTCGTCAAGCGAATTCTTGCGGCTCGTCCGTATTGCGAGGCTTGCCCGGTGTTTGCCGCGCACGACAAGAAGAAGTTGTATCACCGGTCGGTCTCGCAGGATGTCCACGAGATAGTGAGACGCTCGCAGGGCGGGTCAATACTTGACGAGAAAAATGTCCTAGCCGTATGCCGAGGTTGCCACAACCGCATAGGCAGGGAGCCAGCATTGGCATTTGACCTTGGTCTCGCCAAACGAGGTTCCGAGAAATGAGTCGGTCGGACTGGATGACGATGGGGGTCGATCCTTCGCTCTCATCAACGGGAATTTCCGTGATTGGCGAAACCACGAGCATTCGCAGCAACCTGTCCGGACCGCGGCGACTCATGGAAATCAGAGACCGAATTATGCATGCGGTCATCACGTACAAAATTGACTGCGTATCCATTGAGCATTATTCGTACGCCTCCCGAAACTCCCAAGCGCATTCCATCGGCGAATTGGGCGGGGTGCTTAGGGTCGCCCTTTACGAGGCTGGTATTCCGACCGTGGAGATTGCCCCGGCCTGCCGAGCCAAATTCGCCACAGGAAAGGGCAATGCCGCCAAGCCAGAGGTCGTTTCTGCGGTCTCGGCGAGGACGGGCACGATTTGGAGCGGTGGCGATGGCCCAGACAGGTGCGATGCGTGGGTTCTTGAGGAAATGCTTCGGTACAGGCTCGGACAGTCATTGATTGACTGGCCGAAATCCCATGCAGTGGCATTGGAAAAGGTAGATTGGTCACCACTAGAGAGACTTACGAAAGGAAATTCTGGGTGACGACGGTGGGAATTGTTGCGAGGACTTCGCCAATCAGTCAGGTGGAAATTGAGGGGCGAATACTGATGCTGCTTGACGAACTCGAGCACCACACCGAGGCATTCGAGAGTCTCGCAGAAGACTGTGCCAAGAAGGAATCCAGACTCAAGGGAGAGTGGGCAAAGGAGTACCTGTCGGCAAAGGGTTCAATCCGTGAACGAGAAGCATGGGCAGACTACAAGCTCGCCGACATGGATTTTGATTACAAGTGTGCCGAGGCACTCGTGAAGGCAAAGAGAGAGAAACTCCTGACCCTCAGGACAGAGGTGGATGCCCTCCGGACGCTCAATGCGAACGTCAGGGCTCAGGTGTGAACGGAATCCACGAATCCTTGGCATCGCTGGCAATGCCCATTGGAAGTCTCGTGCCCCTCAAGGACAATCCGAGGCGCGGCGACGTGGATGCAATCGCCGCCTCGTACAGAGAATTCGGCCAAGTCAAACCAATCGTTGTCACAGAAAATGGCGATGGGAGGTACCTAATTATTGCGGGGAATCACCAGTACGAGGCGGCGAAGCGTCTCGGGTGGGATTCCATCGCCTGTACGGTGCTCGATGCAGACAAAAAGAAAGCGACTGCCTTTGCGTACGCCGACAACCGGACGGCGGACCTCGGCGGGTACGACGAAGATTTGCTCGTACAAATGATCGGCGAGGTTGGTAGCGAGTACTCCGAACTCATGAACAATCTCGGAATAGATGAGTTCGACATGGCCACCATCGAGAACTCGGTCTCAAATGCCGAAAGCGAAATACTCACATCAAACGAATTCCTCCCCCCGGTGCTCGTTGAGACGCAGGATCAGTCGACTCCGCTGGTCGTGCCCAAAGGCGACGAAATGAACGTGGCGGCGCTCGGAAGCACGGCGATACCGGGCACGAAGAAACCTCAGGCGGTCGTGCAGTACACGATTGTTTTTGACAGAGTGGAACAGCAGAGCAGGTGGTACGACTTCATAAAGTGGCTTCGCTCAAACCCGGAAATTGGGGGCAACACGACTGCAGAAAAATTGATGTGCTACCTGGAAAAGAACATTGACTTCTAATGCCGCGCCAACGGTTGTTCCTTGATGTCTCCTGCGTTGATGCCGCCAGGGCACGGATTCGCCATGTGTACGACACATTTGACACCGTGTGCGTCCAGTTCTCTGGCGGAAAAGACTCGACGGCGATTCTGCACCTGGCGAAGGAAGTCCACGAGGAGCGTGGGCTTGGACCAGTAAAGGTGATTTTCCGCGACGAGGAAATGGTCAGCCCGATGGTGGTGGACTATGTAATGAAAGTTCGCAACTACCCGTGGGTTGACATGGAGTGGTACTGCTTGCCGTACGGGGCAGAAATATGGATTCTCGGGCGCCGCGAGACGGCCCTGCTGTGGAGTGGGAAAAGACAACGAGAAGGTCGTCTCGTCAGGCCGATGCCGAACTTCGCAATCAACGCAATGCACTTCGGACTGGATCACGACAGGCCACTGAGAGAAACAATCGATTACTACACGATGCAGGGGAAGAGGGGTCGTACGGCATTCATTACGGGGGTGAGGGCGAACGAGTCAATGATTCGCTACCGATCCTGCGTGCAAAAAATCCACGAGAATTACATCGTCACCCCGTTCGGCGTCAAGCGTGGTCTCCCACTCAAGTTCGCAAAAGTCATTTACGACTGGCAGACGAACGATGTGTTCAAGTTCATCACCGACTCCGGGGGGGAATACTCGGAGTATTACGATGCCGCCGAAATGACTGGCTCAAACACGAGGGTCGGCATTCCGCTCCACTCAATAGCGATACGCAGACTTGGCGATGTGGTGGCAACCGAGCCAGAGTTCTACGATCAATTGGTGCGAGTATTCCCGAGAATTGATGCCCAAAGGAGGCTCGGCAAGGACTTTGATTCAGATGCAATCGTCGAGACATACTCCCATGATGGACTCAATGGGGTCAGCCAATTCATATCGGACTTCATGATTGGGACAACAATGCAATCCGCCGCTCGCCGATACGTGTCCACGTTCAAAAAGAAAATGGCTCTGGATCCGGTTTCGTACCCGATACATTGGCTGGTGCGAACGCTTCTGCTCAACTCGATACATGTCACCTCTGCAAACCCAGCGGGTCCAGGCACCAAGACGGGGAGAATCATCAAGGATGCAGGAGTAACCAATGAATGACACAACGCACGCAAAACCGAGCAGTCTGTCATTCGCACCGTGGCGAACGACCTACATGCTCTCGCCAGACTTGGCGGTGCTGGCGCGCTCAATGAACAGGCACGGAATACTGTCGCCGATAATTGTGAGAGAAGCAGGACTGACGATTATTGATGGTCACGAACGATGCCTGTTGGCAATGAACAACCAGGCAGTACGCGAGGCAATTGGGGAGACCGTTCCCATCATTGTTGTCCAGTGCACCGAGGCGGAGGCAATGATTCTCCATGTCCAACTCAACAGGGGCAGGGGTTCTGTCGTATCCAAGAAACTTTCCTCCCTTGTCAGAAGGCTCCTACTTTCGGGTGCGACAACAGAAGATTTCCTTTGCGAAGCCCTCAACCTGACGATGGACGAGTTTGAGCTCCTGCTTGATGGGACGATTGTCAAGCATCGTGCAATCAGGGAACATCTCTATTCGCGAGCATGGGTGCCCGTTGAGTCGGCCACGAAGGTCAATGAGCCTGCCATAGAAATGCCACCGAACGACGACAGATAGCAGACAAGTGATAACATTAAACTTGCTATATCTTTTCATTCGGAGGATTCATGCCCCAAGCATTAGTGCCAAATGTAGGCGACGAGGACATCAGCATACCGAGGAGGATAGGTCGCGTTCTCGGGTATGCCCTCGGCAGAACCAGAGAGCGCAACCCCGGTCGGGTGCTTGAGTATGCCCGCAGACAAACACGCGAGGCAATAAACCAACGAAGAAGGGCAAGGGCACGTAGGGCCGCGGCTCTCGGCAGGTGACCGCCAATGGCACTCGTTACGGCGGCGGAGCTGAAGACCTACATGGACATCAGCCTGACCAACAGGCAGATGGACGCGGCCGACCTGGTGCTTGCTGGTTTGCAGAGCGAATTGGAGATGTTCCTTCGTCGTCCAGTCGAGGCGCAGAGTCGCACGGAGATCTATCGAATTCCGAGCACGCACACCGGGATACCCATGTCGTCATTCTTCGTGAATGCAAATCCCACCGGGGAATCCTTTTACGGAAACCCCGTGAACAATTCAACGTACCTCAATCCGCCGACCAGCATCTATCTGCTCAACACCCCCGTGATCAGCATTTCTCAGGTCAAGCACAAGCCACTGAACGGAACAGAGGTGACGCTGGTCGCCGATATTGATTACATCAAGAGGGGCTTCGGTGTCGATGTGTTCAGTGCGTACGCCGACGACACGGTGACGGTCACCTACGTCGGCGGCCTTGACGGCCAGAACATTTCCGTGTTCAAACTGATGATTCTGAGGGCGGCAACCCGGGAGATGCAGAACATGCACGACGATGTCGTCGGCGTGAAGGATTTGGAGACAAGGAATGTTGCCCCGCTGGAAACTGGATTCTTGGAATCTGAACTGATGGCGCTCAAGCGTTACCGAAAGAATCGGATAGCAGGATGAGCGAACTGCGTACCAAGGTCGATGCCCAAAAGGCGATTCTCTGCCTAAGAATGATGAAAAAGCGGGCGAACGACATGCGCCCGGTTCTGTGGAAATCAAAACAGTGGCTTCGTCTTGCCAACGAGGAGAATTTTCGGCGATCCGGCCTGCCCTCTGGGGGTTGGTTGCCACTTGACCGAGAGTACAAAAACTGGAAAAGAATTCACAATCCGCGCGCACCGCAGATGGTGATGACTGGTCGCTTGTTCACAAGTCTGACAACGCTCGCAGGTTATCCCAATCGGATAGATCTCATGGATGCTGTCTTTGGAACGAAAGTTGAGTATGCGAAATTCCATCAGTACGGAACATCCAGGATGCCAAAACGCAAAATCGTGTACGAGCCCGTCGGCTTCGCACACCGATTGGGTCAGGTGGCCGCCGTTTATGTTTGCCATGGAAACACCGCCGCCGTCAGAGAGGCGTTGCCGTGACCGACTACTTGATGCATGGGCCGCAGTTCGCCAAGGAGTACGTCAATGCATACCTGAAAACGGAACTCCCCAAGCGACTCATTCGTTATCGGAATGGCTGGCGAGTGAGCAGCACGGAAATGCCCGATCCCGAGGACTACTTCACCTACGAACCGCTCGCCATGGATCACTGGCCGACGATTATCACCGTCGTCATATCCACGAACTCATTCGAGCAAATCGGCTGGGACGGGTCGCACCCTCTCTACCGAGTTACCTACTCCATGAGAACATACGTCTGGGCGAGGACCGAGGGTTCCGAGGAGACGACGACCATGCGGGATCGAATGACCGTCGTTGTGAGATCGGCACTCCTTGATGGACCATGCCTTGAGGCGACGGATCCTCGGAAAACATTCAGGGTCCAGATTGATCAGACGAGCATCAGGGAGGAGTTTTCCGACCTAACCCTCCTGAAAGGCGACAGGGTGCTTGCCGGTTCGTATGTCTCGTACAACCTACAAATTGACGAGATAGTCCACAGGGAGGACATAGGCACGGTGGAAGAAATAACCATTGCATACCAAAGCGCCACCCTGAGCCAGAACTTCAGCGAGGATGGCTATACCAATGAAATCGTTGTCCCATAGTTTAGTATTTTAGTATGTTTAAGTTCTTGTCACGACGAGATGAAAACCCCGGCTTTGCCGATGCCGTCCTGCTGACGAACAAATCCCAACATTGGCTGTGCCTCACCGAAGCAGGCCATCGAGCACCCCCGTTGAGCCATGTCGCCATGGATTCTGCCTCCGTGAATGCCTCAAACTTGATTGATAAACACGTCCGGGACGGGAACCTGATTGTGACCAGCTTGTCGGACACCCCCCCGCGCCCAAGGTCAAGAAAGAAGAAGAAACAGGACATTTCAGAGATGGTGGGGGATATCACGGATGAATCGGCGACCACCCCCGAGACGATTGAGGCATTAAATGATATTTTAGTTGCCCAAGCAGAACCAGAAAATTGGGTATCATCTAATGAGAGCATAGTCGGGCTTCCGACGACGGATGAATTTTAGCGAGGTACCATGCCAGGCGTAATCATTTCTACTTCTGTTCGCACCGGTCCTTCGGTGCCCCTGTTCAACGAAGCCTCACAGGCATTTTTCGTCGGCTTGGCCGAACGTGGCCCGACAGGCGAGGCAATTCGCGTCTCCAGCCTCGAGGAATTTGAAAACACCTACGGCGGATTCGCCTCGTACAGCCTTCTCCACCCGACGATTGAGTGCTTCTTTGAGGAAGGCGGCACTCAGTGTTACGTCGGCAGGGTCGTCGGCGGAGCCGCAGATGTTGGTTCGCTCGAACTTGACGATGCCGATGGCAATGCGACAATCGTTCTGACGGCCAACGGTCCCGGTGATTGGAGCACGGATGTTTCCGCTCAGGTCGTGTCTGGCACGATTGCCGGAACTTTCGCCATCAAAATTTTCTTCGATGGCGAACAAATTGCCACGACCGGCAATTGCACTTCGCGCGAGATTGCGGTCGGCAAGATAAACCTCCATGCCGAAGCAAGCAAGTACATCACCGCGGAGCTCGGAGCAGACACCAGCAACCCGGCCGTGATGGCAAACCCCTCCAATCTCAGTGCCGGAGACGACGATCGCGCGGCGGTTGTGGATGCCGACTACGCCACGGCACTAGAACTGTTCAATGATGCACTCGGTACTGGCGCAGTTTCGTGCCCAGAGTCGTCCTCTGCGACGGTTTACTCTGCCCTGATTGCCCATGCGAATGAGTACAACAGGATCGCCATTCTGCACGGCGAATCAAACGCGACCATATCCTCAATAAAGTCCTTTGCCCAGACTGCGATTGCCGACGGGCAAAACCTTGAGCATGCGGCGCTGTACTACCCATGGGTGTTTGCACCGACCGCGGTCAACGGCGTCAACCGCATGCTCCCGCCGGACGGCTACGTTGCGGCGAAGCGATCCGCAATTGTGAACAGCAACGGCTCGCACATCCCGTACGCTGGCACGAATTCGCAGGCATCCTTCGTCAATGGCGTCGTCACGGACATTGACCGAGCGAACGGGAATGCGCTCGATGACGAGTGCATCAATGCAATTCGGATCATCAGCAACACCGTCCGAATCTACGGTGCAAGATCGCTGTCTCAGGACACCACGAACTTCAGGTACATCACCTCGCAGGACACCGTCAACTCAATCGTCACGGATTCATACCGAGCCATCGAACCGCTCGTGTTCACGGCGATTGATGGTCGCGGCATGGTGTTCGCGGCCGTAGAAGCGAGACT